GAGCGCCGTCGGCTCGAGAGGCACGAGCGAAAGCAACGCGCCCGTGAGCGAGAAGATTCTCTCCGCCGTGAGCTCAGCTCTCGCGACAATGAGCTAAGCCAATTGCGCAGCCGCCTTGACGCCATCGAGCGCCGAAATACTGGTGGTGAACTGGCGCAAATTGGTAATGCCAAGAAAAAGGCCGTTGAAGCTTACGAGTACTTCAAGGATCAAATACGTGTAGGTACGGAGGCGCAGAATGGTCAGGCTGTGGCAGAAGCCACTGAGAAGTTGATCCAGACGCGCACTCGCATCGAGCAGCTGGACAATATCGAAAAAGCCTACGTGCAGCGCAAGCAGCAGCCGCAGCCGCTGGACCCGCGCGTCGCCTCTAATGCCAAGAGCTGGGTTGATAGCAACAAGTGGTATGACCCTCAAGGCAAAGACCAAGACTCCCGTGTAGTACTGATGCTGGACCAAACGCTAGCAGAAGAAGGGTTCAATCCCGCTACCCAGGAGTACTGGGATGAGTTGTCGCAGCGGGTGAAAAAATATTTACCGCACCGTGTAACCCGCGTCGCTAACCGCGATACAATTACAACTAAGCAAAAGACTGTCGTAGCCGGGTCTGGCCGTGAGACCTCTAGTAGTGGTAGCACCACGTTTAGGCTATCTGCCGAGCGCGTAAAAGCTCTCAAAGATGCTGGCAAGTGGGACGACCCAGTGGAGCGTAACCGCATGATCAAGCAGTACCGTGACTATGACAGAAACAATGCTAATGGAGGAGCTAGATAATGGCTGAAGAGAAAAAATCAGGTAGTCCGCTTGGCGACGATAGCCGCCTGTCCAAGACTACCGCTCGTGATGACCGCAGCTCCGCTGATGTAGAACGCACGGAAAAGGATGGTACTGCCCTTACCATGGCTGAGCGCCGGCAGTTGATGCGCCAAGAGTGGACTCAGGACGTACTACCTACACCTCCCAAAGTGCCTGGTTGGCATTATTGCTGGCTGTCCACAACCAACTCGTCTGACCCGATCTACAAGCGGGTACAGAAAGGCTACCAGCCTGTGTTGGCAAATGAGCTAGCAGGCTTCACGACCGCCAAGGTTACGGAAGGTGAGTTTGCAGGTGTTGTGTCTTGCAATGAGATGCTTCTGTTTAAGATTGAGGAAGAGCTGTACCAAGACATCATGATGTACTTGCATCATGAGCTTCCGATGTCTGAAGAAGACATGCTCAAAGCCAACGCACTACCGGCAGACACCGATAGCTCAGGCACAGAGCTGGGTAAAGTAGAAGGTTTCGAAAACCTGGCTCGACGAGTAAAAACCCCTTCATTCAGTTAATAAGGACTTCCGAACATGAGCAACGTCTCCGCTCCCTCCGGTTTCCGTTTGGCTTACAGCCCTTCCGGTCAGTCGCGCGCGACTGCATACACCATCGCCTCGGCGTATGGCTCGCAGATTTCGTACGGTGACCCGGTGGTCTTGAACACCAACGGCACTATCACTCTCCCCACAGCTACTTCCGACCCGCTGCTTGGCGTTTTTGCCGGCTGTGAGTACATTGATGCTTCCGGTAAGCCTACTGAGTCCAAGCACTGGCCAGCTGCGCAAGCAGTCTTGGCTGGAACGACTCCGGTAGCCTACGTGTACGACGACCCGGCCAATCTGTACGAGGTGCAAGTCACCGCAAATGCATCGGGCTACGTACAAGCCGCCATTGGCGACCAAACCAACGTCCACCCCGTTACCGCAGGTAGTGCCGTCACCGGCCAGTCAAACGCCGGCTTGGCCCTCGCCCTCGTCGGTGCTGGTGTGCAAGGCCAAGTACGCGTCATGGCTTTGGTTGATGGCGCGTATGATGCCAACTCCAACGCCTACCCGATCGTACGGGTCCAAATTGCTCGGCATACCTTTGCCGCTGCGATGACTGCCATCTAAGACAAGGAGCTAAAAATGGCTGGTGCAATCATGAGAAGTTCCCAGTTCCGCGCGGTTGTTGAGCCTCTGCTGAACTCCGCCTTTGATGGCGTGTATGACCAACGTGCCGATGAGTACAAGAAAGTCTTCTCGGAAGAGAATGGCACGACGCGCTCGTATCACGAAGAAGCCGTTCTGTATGGCCTCGGCGCAGCGCCGGTACTGCCTGATGGTCAACCAGTGACCTACGATGAAGGCGGTCAACTGTACGTCAAGCGCTATACCTACGACGTGTATGGTCTGGCGTTTGCCTTGACGCAAGTCTTGGTTGAGGACGGCGAGCACATCAACATCGGTACGAAGTACTCGAAGCACTTGGCGCAGTCGATGACGGAGTCCTTGGAGACTGTGACCTGTAACCACCTGAATCGCGGATTCAACTCCTCGTACAAGGGCGGTGACCTGGTTGAGCTGTTCTCCGCAAGCCACCCAGTTATCGGTGGGGTTCAGTCGAATCTGCTGACCTCTGCCGCATTGTCGCAGACTTCGCTTGAGCAGGCGATGATCCAAATTCGCCAAACCAAGGACTCGCGTGGCAAAGCGATCCGTATCACGCCGAAGCAGCTCATCGTTCATCCGTCCAATATGCTGGTCGCTGAAGTTCTTCTGAACTCCGTGCTGCGGGCTGGTACGAGTAACAATGACCTGAACCCGATTAAGTCAGCCGGTATGGTCAAGTCCTCTACCACTCTGTCTCGCTTGACCTCTGCCCCGGCCTGGTTCGTGCAGACCGATGCGCAGGATGGTCTCAAAGTCCTCTGGCGCCGCAAGTTGAAGAAGGCAATGGAGGGCGACTTCGAAACAGATACCATCCGCTACAAGTCCACCATGCGCTTTGGCTCTGGTTGGACTGACTGGCGCGGGGCCTTCGGTAACGCAGGCGTTTAACCCACAACAACGGGAGGTTCGCCTCCCGTACCTCAAAGGAGAATGTAATGGGTTCATATACGCAAGGCGCCCAAAGCGCCGGAAATTACCCTGCACCCGACCGTGATGTTGGTTTCGTATTGTTTGGCAAAACAGTGGCAATGCAAGCTGCTGGCGGCGCAACATTGGATGCTACGACTTACTTGCCTGAAGGGGCTCAGTTGGTCGATGTGCTTCTGGACACGGTGACTGCGCATACCTCTGCGTCGGCAACCGTAGCTGGAGGTACTTCGGCCGCAGGCGGTACGGAGCTGTTTTCGGCCACTGATGTCAAAGCCGCCCCACGCTCGCGACCGACCTTCACTTCGGCGCAGCTTTTGGCAGGCAGTGCTTTGGCGCGCAACTCAGGTCAAGCTGATCGTGCAGTTTACCTGCGTATGGCGCTTGGTACGCCAACCTCGGTTGGTTTGACCAATGTGACATTGGTTTACGCCATCAAGGCTAACTAAGCAAAGTGGGGGCTTCGGCCCCTACTTACCAAGGAGCAGCAAATGGAAGGTCTGCCGGTTTCTTACAAGCCAATGTCCGCCTCTGGCGTGGTAAAAGCTCGAGGCGGGGAGTTCTACGGACTGATTTGCAATACAACCACTTCAGGGGTTGTTACATTTTATGACCACGAGGCTTCAGCCTCTGGTAATGTTATCATGGGGCCTATCACGTTAGTTGCAGGCCAACCCGTGATTTTGAATTCTCTGGCGGTTCGTTGTGCTCGAGGCATTTATATGAGCCTCGATAGCGGTGTAGCACAGCTTAACGTTTTGTTCAGCTAATGGCAACCTCAGGTACTGTTGCTCAGACAGTTATCAGCACGGCAAAGGTGCTTGAGCATGCCTTACGTCGGGCAGGCGTAACCGCATCAGCACAAACTCCAGATGTAGTTGATGTTGCCAAAGAATGCCTGTATCTGCTTCTGTCACACTACGCAAATACCAGCTTAAACCTGTGGTGCATTGAAAAAGTACTGGTGCCGCTCACAGAAGGCAAAGCTGAGTATTCGCTGCCCAGTGGTACGAATGACGTTCTCAATGTTCATCTCTGCACACCGATGCTTGCAGAGGCTACCGGTTTTGCAGATAATTTGTTGACGCTGGGCTCTGCAACCTCTGTTGTGAGGGTGGGCGTCGTATTTACGGCCTTGCCAACCACTGACTTTGACATTGAGCTCGCTAGCGACGGAGTAGTGTTTTTCAAAGCACTTACTGTCAAAGCTTCTAATGCCATGTTGGGCCTAAATTGGTATGACTTGCCAGTATTCCTAACAGGCTCACAAGTAAGGGTAAGTGCAGGTACCGCGTCTATGCTGTACGCCGCTACATCTGTATCTGAAATACCTGTTACACCGTTGAACAGAGACCAGTATGCTGATCTGCCTAACAAGACTTCTATGTCTGCGGTGCCTGTAAACTACCTGTTCAGCAAGACTCTGGCGCCTTCAATAACGCTGTGGCAAGTACCGGCGGATGCTGTTAGGCACCTGGCATTGTATGTTCACCGCCAAGTTCAAGATGTTGGCTCATTGACACAAACCCTCGCCATACCCAGCAGGTGGTTTGAAGCTACAATTATCCAACTAGCTTTCAGGTTAAGTATGGAGTTGCCTGGCATTGATGCAGAACGCATTAAGATGTTGCTAGACCTCTCTGAAAAATTCAAGATAGAGTCCACGGAAGGTGAGACTGACTCGGCGCCGATGTATATTAGCCCGGGTATTTCAGCCTACACGAGGTAGCCATGCCTCGCTACCTCCCTGTCAGCTCACATGGAAAAGTGGCTGTTGCCATTTGTGGGCGCTGCGGCTTAAAAGTCCAGTATAATGATCTTCATCAAGATCGCAACGTACCTGGCCTAATGGTATGCGAAGCCTGTTGCGACTCCAAAGACCCGTACAAGCTACCTCCTAGGCTTACGGAGCGCATAACACTCAAATATCCGCGCCCAGATGAGCCCCTTATTTGCCCAACTGACGAGGAGCAGCAATGACTGCACCAGAGGCTTTAACATTCGACTCTCTGTGTAATGATATAGAGAGCTACGTTGAAAGACACGATGCAGAGTTTGTAGCTCAAATTCCTCGTATTATCATGTTGGCTGAAAATAGGCTAGCACTGGAGGCAAAGGGGCTAGGCACAGTTAATGTGGCTAAATCCAAGTTTACTGCCAGCAACGCAGTAGTGAAGAAGCCAGAGCGGTGGAGGCAAACCCGTAGTATTTTTTATGCCAAGCCTTCTGGTGAGCTGGTATACCTAAAGCCGCGTAAGTACGAGTATTGCCGCATATACTCCGCAGGCGAACCGGCAGGCTTCCCGGAGTACTACGCAGACTATGACTACAGTAACTTGTTCCTCGCAGTAGCCCCGTCAGGTGCCTTTGAGTTTGAGATGTCCTACCATGAGCGTCCAGACCCATTATCTGATGCTATGCAGGTAAATTGGACAACGAGAAATGCCCCTCAACTGCTGCTGTACGCATGCTTACTTGAGGCGCAGCCATGGCTAAAGAACCCGGCTATGCTTGCCATGTGGCAGTCACAGTATGCGGAAATGATTGCAGCACTGCAGAGAGAAGAGCAAGGGTTTAACCACGATATTACTGAGGCTTAGCAATGTCCTATACCAACGTATTCAGTAACAACGAGCTTCCACCGTCAGATGTGGGCTTAGCCATTTACACGATCACCGCCGACTCTTTGTTTACATGGCCAAGTTATGCAGAAAGCGGGCTTTTGACTTTAGCTAGCATTGTAGAGCTAAAAGGCTCCGTAAGCGCCGCGCTTGGCCTTCCGCCAGCTTCGCAAGTATCGGTAGGTGAATCAGTACTCTTTTTCAATGTTGGGTCTGCTACGTATGACTTGCTCGACTTCTCCGGAGCTTCGGTTCTAACCCTAGCTCCTGGTACGGCTTACCTGGCTTACGTACAAGATAACACATCTGACGCAGGTGTCTGGGAGTTTATTGCATACGGGTCAGGCACCTCAGAAGCTACGGCCGGCACCTTGGCAGGCTCGGGCTTAAAGGCCATTGGTAACAAACTTGCTGCCTCCATCGGGGCCGTTGTCCTCAACAGTAATTTTTCGCTTGTAGATGCCAATCGTGCATCCATGTTACTGTTTACTGGAGGGGCTACGGCACTTAGTTTGCCTTTGATCAGTACTTTGTCTACTGACTTCTTTTGCCATATCAAAAACAATGGCACTGGAACACTGACGATAACTCCTTACGTAGGCCAAACTATTGACGGCGCCGCTAGTCTTACAGTGCAGCCTGCAGAGTCTTGCATACTACTCAATGATGGCGCTACTGCCTGGGTTACGGTGGGGCTAGGGCGTAGCACGCTGTACCAGTACTCAAACTTAACACTTGATGTCTCTGCAGGAGGCACGTTTACTCTTACAAGCGCGCAAGCCGCAAACAAGTTATTGACATTTACAGGTAGCCCTGTGGCTGGGGTAGCTGTAGTAGTGCCTGGAATTGTCAGTGTCTACTATGCAGCCAATAACTTGTCAACCGCGCAGAATGTGCAAGTTAAAACAGCCTCTGACTCAGGTACGTTGATTGGGCAATCACAAAGGGCAGTCGTGCTTTGTGATGGCGCCAGTGTTACATCTGCGCAAACTGCGCCAACTACCAGTGTGCAGAGCTTACTCGATGGTACCGTAGCCGCCCCGTCTTTGAACTTTACGTCAAAGCCGAATACGGGTCTATATAAGTTTTCCACAAAAGGCATTGGTATTACGGTCGATGGCGTCGCGCAGTTAACTTCTAACGGAGCCGGTATAGAGTTGCCTCTTGGGCTGACCCAGGGTGGCATACCTTTCAAGACCTCAAATACAGGCTCTTTTGCAACACCGGCGGGCACCACCGCGCAGCGTGATGCTTCTCCTCAGCCAGGGTACGATCGGTTTAACACGACGCTGGGTAAGAAAGAGTACTGGAATGGTGCTGCATGGGTCATGGGAGGTGGGGCCACGGGTGGAGGCTCAGATGATGTCTTCTATGAAAATGCCCAGGTAGTTACGACCAGCTACACCGTTACAGCCGGCAAAAATGCAATGAGTGCTGGGCCAATCACGATTAACGATGGCGTTACAGTGACTATTCCTGCTGGATCAACTTGGAGTATCATCTAATGCCTACACAAATTAATGGAACAACGGGTGTT